GGTCGGCACGGAGCCCCTTCTCGAACTCGTCCATGGAAACCTTTTCCTTCTTGGCGGCCTTCCTCGATGCGTTGAGGGCCTTCAAGGCGGATTTCTTGTTCTCCATCTTTCCGACCACGTCCTGCTTGCGCTTCTCGATTTCCGCCACGCCTTCTGCGGTTTCCTTCTGAATCTTCTCTGCGGACTTTTGAAGGTTCTGCACCTTGTTCTCGGTCTTCTGCGCGTACTTCCTTACTGCGGCATTGACCCGCTTCACGATTCCACCGCCTGCGCCACGTAGGCCGAGACCGGCCACGAGTCCGCCCAGCCTTCCGGAATCGTCAATGTCTGAAAAGTCCTTTCCGGAATCCGGAAATTCGCCGCTGGAGTAGGTCTTTTCGTTCACGTAGTCGTCCACCGCGTCGTGGAGCACGTCGAGGCCGGAGACTGCCCCTGCGTGCTCCAGAGCGGTAAGGACAGGCCTTCCGGCCTTCAATACGCCAAGCGCTGCCGTTTCGGCCACGTCCGAGGCCACGTCATGCATCTGCGGAGTCTTGCCCTGGTCCCATTTCTCCGCCATCTGCGGAGCCACGAGCATTCCTTCCAGCAAGGAAACGGCCTTCGCCGGAGTGTCCTTCGTTCTGGCGTAGGCTCGGTAGCTCCTCTGCGCATAGGCGGGGAGGCCTCGGTCGATGTTGAGCACATCCTCTATGTCCGTGTCCGGAGTGATTCCGAGCATGCGGTAGAGACGCGCCTTCTCGGCGTGGTTGGTCTCTATCTTGCCGCGAAGCGCGTCGGAGAGCGCACGGGATTCCCTGTACAGGTCGTAGTCTCCGGCGTGAGCGTCGGCGAGGTTCCGGAGAGCGCCTTTTTCGCCTGCGTAGTAGGCTTTCAGCAGGGCGTCCAGCTTGCCGCGCTCCTTGTCTCCGTTGTCGTTCATGCCGAGGAAGTCGGCGATAGCCGAGCTCGCGGCGTCCACGTCGGCGAGGTCCATGGACCGCACGTCGATAGGTTCCTTCTTGAGCTTGGTGGCGTCGAAGCTCTCGGGGCCGTACACGATTCCGGCCTCCGGATTGCCGTAGTCGTAGTTGTAGGCCTCTATTGCCGGAAGCAGGAAGTCGATGTTCCCGTCGTCCTGAATCTTCTTTATGAGGCGGTTTCTGCCTTCGCGGTAGGTCTTGGCGTCGGCGAGCAACGGCCTGTACGGCTCGGGTCGGACTCCCGCGTCCTCGTCGTCGCCTTCACCTTCTCCGGTATAGTACACGGAGTCCATGATGTAGCGGAGCAGGTCCTCGTTGAAGTTCTCGGATTTCTTCGCGTGCTTCTTGGCCATGTCCTACTTTCCTTTCTTGTTCTTTTCCCTCTTGTATTCGGCGATAATCTTGGCCGGATAGTTCTTGTAGTCCTTCTCGTCGATGTCCGGCATCGGGCCTTCGCCGTTGTACCACTTCTGCAAGGCCTTCCGGTTCTTCTCGATGCGCTTGGCCTCCTCGGCCTTGGCGTATTCGTTCTTGGCGTCCTCCTCGGTGTGCACGTTTCCGGCGCCGAGGTTCTTCATGTCGCGTTCCTTCTTGCCGCCCTTCTGCCTGCTTTCCTTCTGTCTCCAGAGCGCGGCAAAGTCCTTGTCGGCCATCATCTTCTCGAAGACCATGTCCTTCACCATCCGGTCCTTGAGCTCGGCGATAGAGGCGGAATCCACCACGCCTTCCTTGTCGAGGTCGTTCAGGGCGTCGATGTAGTCCTCTCTCGTGGAGATCCCCTTGCCGGAGTTTCCTTCCATCATCTTGTCGGCCAGCACCACGCCGTATTCCGGATGCTTCTTCACGAAGTCGGCAAGGGCCCCGTATACTCGGTTGTACTCTTCCATGTCGAGACGGGTGGGCACGCCCTCGCGCACCTTGGTCTGCTGCGCTATGTAGGAATCGTAGAGGCGGTTGAAGCCTGCGTCGAGAGAGTGCTCGGTCCTGTCGCGAGTGTGCACGTTGTCCTCGCGGTCCCAAGCGTCCTTGGTGTCCTGCCTGCGGTCGGCGAGGTTGCGGCGGTATTCCTCGTCGGCGTTGCGCTTGTTGAACATGGCCGTGGCGGCGTCCTTGGCCCCCACGGAGTTCACGTAGGCCGCGGCGTCGTTGTCGCTCATGCCGAGAGTCTTGAGGAACTCCACGGCGGATGTCTTCTGCTGCGCCTCCCTCTCTTCCTGCCGTTTCTGCTCGAAATGGTCCTGCAACGAGTTCGACAGGCTGTCTATTACGGACATCCTGCGGTTATATAGCGCGTTTTCCCTGCCGTTGATTGCGTCGCCAATCGAAAGCGCGTTGAAAGCGTTGTAAAGTCTAGCCATATTTGTCTCCTAGGTAAACAGCCCCGCAGGGTCGAGGAATTTTTCGTACCACTCTCGCTTTCCAGGGTCTGCGGCCTGTAGCTGCGCCATCTGTGCGGCGTAGTCGGCCTTGTTCTGCCAGTAGTCCTCGTTGAGCCCGAGCAGTCCTTGGTAGTAGGCGTCGTTACCCCTTGCCACGTTGGCGACGGAGTCCGCCGCCATTCCGTACTTCATGTTGGCTAGGTTCGCAGCGGAGGACGCTTCCGCCTGACGGGCGGCCTCGTTTCCTGCCCAGATACCCTGTTCCAGTCCCTTGTCGGTCCTGTACGAGTCGAGCGCCTCGTTGTACATCTGCGAGGCGAGCACTTGGTTCTGCGCCGCTATCTTCTGCGCAGTGTCGCTGGAGAACAGCGCCCCACCTAAAGCCTGCGACTCGTTTATGCTCTGGTTCGCGTTGTCGACGGAAAGCTGGAATGCGGGATCGTAGAAATCCGAAATCTGCTTGTCGTAGTTGAAGGCCGTCGCCTTGTAAGGGTCGACCGAGTTCAACGCATCCTTCGCCATGTCGAGTTCCGCCTTCGCGCCGAACCTATCCCCGTAAAGGTCCTCGTTCCAGTCGAGCTGCTGCTCCAGTATCTTGTGGCCTTCCTGGAGCTGTTTTTGGGCGTAGTTCTTGGTGCCACCGAGCGTGTCCTGCGCCTCGGCGTTGGATTCGTGCTGCCGGTCCCTAGAGGACGCCGCCGCCGATGCGGATGCGGCCGCCGCCGCCGCCGCGATGATGAGTGCTACTGGTACTGCCATTATTTACCTCGTTTCTTATGTATTTAGTAGGCAATTCGCAAAAACGAAGAACCTTTTTCCTTTTGCCAGCGCGGGGACGGGTACGGAGCCAGAGCCAGCCTCCACTACCGCTCCGCAGCTGAAATCGTCTCCGGAGAACGTAATCGGGTACCTTTCCGGCAATACGGGCACCTCCACGGCCTCCGCCGTGGCGTCGAACGTCCCCCAGAACTGGACGAGCCGTCCGGCCTTAGTGATGGTGATTTTGTTCTGCATGACATACGTGCCGTATTCGCCCTTGAGAGCCTCGCAGAGCGTCTTTTCGTCCGTGCCTGTACCTTTTATGGTGTTCACGCAAAAACCTCCTCAAACGGCCTAGAACGCCCTCAATTTCGTGAAGGAGACCTTCGCTCCGGTAATTACCACGTTCACGCGGTCCGAAATGGTGAAGCGGAACACGAACATCTGTCCGCATCCGATGCCGTACCATACGGTGCGGTGTCCGTAGTGGCCCGTCTCGCCCCCGTTCGCCCAGAGCTCCGTGCCGAAGGTGTTGCCGCCGTCGGTGGAGACCTCCAGCATCACGACCGGATTCTTGGAATACTTCTCGTTGTTCCTGTCCTCCGTGGATCCCGTGTTCCACATGAGCAGCAGGTTGTTCACCATGAAAGGCGAGTAGTCGCTCGTGAAGCACGGCGAGGTCCTGCGCTTGATAATCGGCTCGTCCCTGTAGTCGTCGTACTTGGTCCGGTCGAATTTCGCCATCTTGAGCGTCTTTCCGGACAGCAGGATGTCGCCGGAGCAGTTCACGGCGTAGCGCGCCCACCAGAGGCTGTCGCTGCCGTCCGGATTGCGAGTCGTGCGGTTGTGCCACTGCCTCGTGGCGAAGTCGTACACGTAGCTCTTGTTGACCGAAGGCACCGAGAGCACGTAGAACTTGTGGCCGTTCTGGACCCACCCGAAGCCGTAGGCGTTTTCCAGCGCCTTGCCTTCCAGCTCTCGCTCTATGGCGTTCGTGGAAATCCTCGCAAGCTCGCCGCCGGAGGAACACCAGACGGAGCGTTCGCCCCTCGAGCTCGCGCCGAGGAAGACCACCATTCCGTCCACGAGAGCCACGGAGTCGGCGGCTCTCGTGCCGAGGTCGGCCGTACTCCTTCCGGAGTCGTCGAAGACCATGCTGGAGAAGCCCTGCGCGTCCGTGCTCATGGACTGCGAGAGGACCTGCATGGACTTGGTGCCGATTACGAAAAGCAGGTCCCCGTTCACCACCATGGAGGCGATGCGGTCGGCGCTGTATTCGGCGGTGCGGAACTTCGGCTTCGAATACCTGTCGAGCCACAGGTAGGCCGTTCCGGAGGACGGGTCCGTGTCCCAAACGTAGACCGTCTTTGTCTTCACCTCGTATGTTCCGGTGACGTACTGGATGTTCCCGTTTTGCAGGTCGTACACCTTCCTCGTGTAGTCTGTGCCGCCGAGCACGTAAGGCTCCGTGTAGTAGAAAGTGTCCGTCTCGGGGTCGTTTATCACGATGGAGCCGTTGATGGAGCACACATGCGAAGGTTTCACGTGAAAATTCTGCTCCTGCAAAATCTCGTCCGCCGTGAGGTAGACGCGGAGCGGAGTGCGGAAACGGATGGGGAGGGTGACGCCCTGCGCCTTTTCTGGCGCGAGCGGATAGGCCTTTATCCATTCGGAGCCGTCGGCCCAGACGACGTGGCTGTTGATGCCTCCGGTCTCGGCGAAGCGCACCTTTCCGGAAGTAGGATTCGGCTCGGTGTAGATTGTATCGGAGGAGTATTCTCCGGTGATCCCGTTCCTCGCGATTCTCACCACGGAGGAGCCGAAGGCCGCGAAGATTGTGTCGTCGCTGGCACAGAACAAGCCCCTGCAGCCCTGCGCGTACTGGTCCGGCACCACGTTCTCGAAGTCGAGAACCACGCGCTCGCCGTCCACGGACCGGAGCGCAGTCGTGTAGTAGAACCCGTTGGAGGCTTCCTCCACGGATTCGGCGTAGAGGTTCTGCGATACCGCGCAGCCTGCGATGCGCTCGTCGGCCTCGTAGGAGCCGCCCACGATGTTCTGGATAAGCCTCGTCTGCTGCATCTACCGCATCCTCCGTCCGGAAACGACAGCCAGGGTATAGTCGTAGTTGCCTCCGGTGATTCGGCTCGGGAGGTTGATTGCGTGCTTGAAGCTGTTGGCCTTCTTGATGGCCGTGAGGATGGCGTTCTGTTCGCTCTCAATCATGGCCTTGGTCTCGACGGGGAGCCCGTAGCGGATGCAGCACTTGACGGCCACGCCGTATTTCAGCAGCTGCTCGTACTGTTCAGGCGCAGCCAGCACGTCGTTGAAGTCCATCTTCGGCAGGGCCTTGTTGTAGATTACCCTGCACTGGAAATTTCCGTTCTCGCAGTCGAACGTGAGCACTCCGTTTCCTTCCTCGTCGTTGGTGAAGGCGTAGAAGGTAGGGTTCGTGGTGCACGAGCGGCGCTCCCAGATGTTCTCGTATCCGAGAGGTACGAGCGGCACCCATTCGTTGCCGTCCTTCCAGAGCACCTTGTTTACGTGTAGAGGCTTCTCGCCTCGGAAGGTCGCCTCCGGAGCGTCGAAAATCTTGGCTTCGCCTCCTTGCACCGTTCCGTCGATGGTGTTGTTCGTGAACGGGAAGTAGTTCTCGATGTTCCACCTGTAAAGGAGCTCGTTGAGGAAGTCGAGGCCTTCCGCGCTCCTGCGGTCGTCGAGCTGCCCGTTGGTGAACACGATGCCTGCGTAGGAGTAAGCCTCGCGCACAATCTGAATAGCGGTCTTTGCCATTTTCGCCTCACTTGAAAGAAAAAGCACTCGGCACGTTACCGCACCGAGTGCCCCTTTTTCCCCTATGAACCTTGAGAAAAATCCGGTTCCGGTTAGACCTTCACCATCACGAGACGGCAGGCGCGGGGATCCACGATGTCGCCCCAGTACGGGCAGTCAATACGCATGGCGTTCTTGTGAGTGAGCAAGGCACCGCCGGAGCACAGCTGCACGGTCAAGTCTTCGGTGGAGGTGGTGGTGTTCGTGCAGCCTTCCACCTCTTCCAGCTCGAACGGGGTGAAGTTGAACGCCTCGTCTTCCTTGATGAATGCGGTGTAGTACGTGGAGCTGGCTTCGCAGAGACCCTTGACCACGGCGGTTGCCGGAATCTTGGAGGATGCGTTGTACAGGTTGTTGGCGTAGCCCTTGGTGTCGTCGTTGAAGTACATCGGCAGCACCTTGAGCGTGTACTTGTACTTGTCGGAGTCGGCGGCGGAGCTTGCGTCTTCCTGCACGATGAAGACCTTGAGCCAGTCCATCTTGATGCCAGTGGTGGAAACGTCGTACACGCCTTCGATGGTGAACGGGGTTCCCTTCTTCACGGTGCCAGCGGCGGTGAAGCCGGTAACGACGATTTCGTTCGCGCCCTGCGTGGTCACGTCGGTCTTGACGGTGATGCCGGAGGCGGTGTCGGTCGTGTTCAGAGCGCCGCTCTGGTACACGGGCATGAAGGGTTCCTTGACCCATTCGGCGCCCTGGCAGTAGCCGAGAGCGTACTTGCCGTACATTTCGCGGAGGATGTTGTCCGGAACGTCGAAGCCGGAGGCCTTGGACAGCGTGGTGTCCGAAATGAGGCTCTGGAGGAGCGGGGACATGAAGCCAGTCCAGCTTCCGGCGGATTTCACGGTCTCGATGAAGCTCATGGCCTTGCCGAGAATGCCGAAACCGATGGTGGAGGTGACAGAGCAGCCTGCGGCACGGGTCCAGTTGCGGTCAACGAGGTCCTTTTCCGTCATTTGGCAAAGGTGGTTGATGCGCGGGGTTACGACGTTCTTCTTGATGTTGCCCATCTGGAACAACTTCTGCATAGGGTTGTATTCCAGAAATTCGAAGGAGTTGTGCGGATAGAACGTGTCCTTGAAGTAGGACGCGGCACCCTTGCCGCCCGACTGGAAGGGTGTGCGGTCAAGAGCACCGGACACCGGACCGGAGGCATTGACCAGCTGTTCCACGCCGCCAGTACCGCCAGCGGGGAAGCTGACGTTGAGTTCGCCGCCAGTGCGGTTTTCTTCGTTGATGAATTTCTTGCCGATGTTGACGTGTTTCTGGAGGAACGGGATGCCGATGGAGACACCCGCGTTGATGAAGTCGACGTAAGTCTGTCGAGCTGCGGTGTAATCGCTTGCCATGATTAGGTTTCCTTATCTTGTGCGTTCTTTTTTCAATTCTTCCTGATACCTCGCCACGCGTTCGGACGCGCTCAAGGTGGAAAAATCGGTTGTCCCGTTGCCGTTCACGCCGAAAGCTCCCGGAGTCGGAAGCGCCGCTGCCTGTTCCTTCTTGCGTTGTTCAGCCTGCGCGTCAAGCGCCTGCTTCTGCCGCATCTTGGAATACTGGGCCTCGATGGCGTCTTCAAGAGCGTATAGCCTGTACTTCATCCGGTCCTCGGGAAGTTCAAGCATCTCCTGGAATATCTGCGGCTTTGCGTGCATGAGAGCGAGCAAGTCCGCGTTGCGCTTGCTTGTCCGGATGGCCTCGCGAATCGGTTCCGCCGCCTTGTCCGTGATAATCATGCTCACCATGGACTCGGGGTTCTCCATGTCCGCCCAGATGCTCTTGGTACGTTCAGTACCGAACGTATTTTCGAGCCTGCTGCGGAGTTCGTTCGTCACGTCGGACGCAGCCTTCTCCTGCCGTCCCTTCTCCTCGAACTGCTGCGTCAGCTTGTCGGTGACTTCCTTTGTGATGGTCTCGCGGAGGTACTCCCCGTACTTCCCGACATCGCCATTGAAGTCCGCCAGCGTCTTCGGCTGTTCCGGATTCGGTTGTTCCTTCGGCTTCTGGGCCTCTTCGAGCTTCGCGATACGTTCCTTGAGCTGCTTGTTCTCGAAACGCATCTTTGCGAATGCCTGCTGCTGCTTTTCGGCCTCGGTAGGTTCCGGCTTCTGCGCGCCTCCCTTGTCTTCCGGCTTCTTTCCGTCTTCCGTCGGTTTCTTGTCGCCTTCCGGCTTTTTATTGCCTTCCGGTTCCTTGTTTCCGTCTTCCGTCGGTTTCTTGTCGCCTTCGGTCTCGGCAGGTTTCTTTTCTTCGGCCTGCGGGTCGGCCTTCTTTTCACCGCCATTCTCGGGGGATCCTTCGGCAACTTTCCGCGATTCCTCGATTTCCTTCACTTTTTCTTCAAAACGGTCCATAGGTCTAGCTCTCGCATCGTGCTGGGGGCACGTTCCCTTCATGAACTCTTTTTAGTGGCGTTTTGTGTTTTTGAAGGAAAAAACGGAAAATCCCCCGATTTTACTCGGGGGATTTGGGTAGCATACAGAAAGATTCACAATCATTATTGGCCAATTTGGCCTAAATTCGCCTTTTTCAAGTCCAGAGCCTTGCCTGCCACGTCGAGCGCCTTTTCCTTGAGCTTGTCGCGGTTCTGCAGGGCCATCTTATCGAGCTCTCGCTGGTCGTCGGCCTCGTCTCGCTTCGCCTCGAGGAGCACCTTCTGCGCGTTCAGCTTCTCGGTCTCGGTGTTGTCGAGGAGCTTCATCTGTACCTCGTGGGCGAACTTCTTGTCCTCCATGATGAGGTCGCTCTGCGTCCGGAGTTGCGCCTGCGTGAGCTGGTCGTTGAGTTGCTTGTTCTGGGCCTGCTGTTCCGCCAGCTGCTGCTGGAGTTCCTGAATCTGGAGGCTCTGCGCCTGGAACTCCTGCCAAGACGGGGCACCGCCACGGAGCTCGGCAGGAAGCATGTTGTAGAGCTGCTGCGACAGCTCCTCGCCGCCTTCGATGTCCAAGGTCTTGACGAGCTTCTGCGAAATGAGGGGCTTGAACTCTTCCGGAACGATTTGAGCCAAGGCGAGCAATTTTTCGCGGTCCTCCTCCATCTTGGTGAGGCTCACGCAGCCTTCCTCGACCACGATGTCGTAGGAGCCCTTCGGGAGGTCTATGCCGTAGAGCTGGATGCAAAGGTGAGCGAGCACGTTTCCGGCGACGCGGATGGTCTCCTTGGCGTGGGAAATGTAGTTGCTCACGTTGCTCTGGCTGGATTTCGTGCGCAACAGGACCTCGGTGGCCGTCTTCTGGTCGGTGAGGTTCTGCTCCACGATGCCGTTGGGGGAGATACCCGTGGCGACGGACATCTGGTTGATGGACTGGTTGATGATTCCTTGGAGGTCGTCCGTCTGGATGTGGGGATCATGGTAAATCGGCAGCGGAAGCGGCTTGTTCTCGGCTCCAGCCGTGACGGCGTTCGCCTCGAGGATGTAGCTCGTGCCGAACTCGGCGTTCTGCCAGCATTCCTCGTTACCCTCGAAAGATTCCTTGTAGCCGATGAAGAATCCCTTGGGGCTCTTGGCGAGGCGTTCGATAAGCTGGCTCTGCGCGTAGTTTATCGTCTTCTGCTCGTGGCGAATCTTGCGGATGATTCCGGAGAATGTGCGCTTGTCGTCGAGCCACACCTTGTCTCCGGTGAAGGCGAAAACGGGGAGGTATTCCAGGCCCTCGAACACGCCGTAATCCACAATCTTGTCGCCGCACAGGCGGAAGTATTCGACGTCGTGGCCGTCCTTGCGGTAGTAGGTGACAATAGCGACGTGGTCCTTGGGGACCTCCCACGAGGAGCCGAAATTGGTGAGCTGCGCCTTGGAAGGCTCGTTGCCGTTCACCACGTCCTCGCCGAAAGCATCCTTCGCCTTCTCGTAAAGCATGAAGTCAACGACGGCGATGCGGTCCGCTTCCTGCAAGGCCACGCCTTTCGCGTCGGGGTCGAGCACGACCATCGTCTGGTCCTCGATGTGCAAATACTTGATTTTCTTCTCTCCAAGCACCTCGTCCACGGTGGCGTAGGAGAATCCGATTCCGGTCTGCACCTCGTCCTTGAGGCCCTGCGCGTTGGTCTCGTTGGTGGAATAGTCGTTCTGGAGCTCGGTGAGCTTCTCGTTGAGCTTCACGACGGAATCCTTTACGGTCGTGCCCTGCGGCATGTACGGCCACGGCCTGCCGTTTGCGGCAATTTCGTTCACGTAGAAATCCTGATAGCGCTTCTCGTTCCACCTCGGCACCGCCTTGAACTTGAAAGGACGTGCGGCGAACGGGTTCACCACGGAAGCCTCGAAGACGGAACACATGTTCAAGGTGAGCTTTGCCCTGCCTTCGCCTCGGTTGGTCTCGTCGTCGTCGTCCCACTGCTCGCCGGAGGCGAACTTGCGGTCACTCTTGACGCGCTTGAGGAAGTCTCCGTAGTATTCGTTGGAGCGCTTGGCTAAGTCCTTGACCTCCTCGATTACGTCGTGCTGGGTCTTTGCCCATTCCTCGGAGGAGATTCCTTCTGTGTCCTTCTCGTCAATCATGCGTAAAGCTCCTTTCCTTTCCTCGAAAGGTTGATTAGTTTCTCGAGCCTGCTCGCGGAGAGTCCTTCCGCGAACTTGCGGCAGGCGCGGCCAATCACGCCCTTTATGTCCGGCAGCCTGTTCTTGCGGACGCACTCGAAAACCTCGTCCTTGCTTTCCTCGAACATGCCCTTCGTCTCCCTGCGCTTCTGGTTGAGCAGCCGCTTCCGGTTCCGGACGTAGAACGGCTCCAGCGAGCCCTTGGAGCGCTCGTTGAGCTCCATTTCGCCTTGCATCCGGTCGGAAAGCTCGTCAACGACGTGTCCGGCCTGGTTGAATGCGACCGTGTACAGGTAGTTGAAAATCTTGGCAGGGTTGGACGGGTCCGGCTTGGCGTTCGGCATGGCCATGAGTACGTCATGGCAGGCCGCTGCGTAGGCCTCCAGCTTCCAGTCGTCCGTATAGGCCACGAAAGTCTTGCCCTTGAGGACAATCTGGACGAGAATGTCGACGTAGCGTCCTAGCGTCGCGTCGGAATAGTCGTTCTTCGCCACCGCCTCCTTGACGAGACGGGCGAAAAGCTCGTTGTCTATCTTCTCGTATTCTTCCTGCATACTCTCTATTTAGTGCTCCCTTGGTTTTTCGCTTACGCGAACTTGAACTTTCTCGCCTTCGACCTGATTTTCTGGAAGTGCATGCGGCGGACCACCTCGGGGTCGTCCATGACCTTCTTCTTCTCGAAATTGACTCCTAGCCGGAGGAGTCCGGCGTAGAACGTGAGCGCGAAGGCGTCGGAGGTGTCCGGAGACCTTCCGAGAACCTTCTTAATCATTTCCTTGGGGATAAGGCGGAATTTACCGCCGTCGTCCAGCATGTAGCGCTGCGCGGAAAGGTCGGCCTCCAGCTCCTCGTCCTTGAACGCGCCGCCTTCCTTAATCCACTCGAGAGCGTTGAAGTACATTTCCGCCCTTTCGTTGTAATACTGCTTCTTCGAGGCCTCGCCTCCGAAGCACACCTCCATGACGTTAGGATAGTTCAGCTGTTTCAGCATGTCGATTGCTCCCGATCCGTAGGCCGCGTCCACGCACACGGCGTCAAGACGCACGTGCCGCCTGTCGGCTTCCTCTTTAAGTTTACGGACGATGTCCACCTGTTTTCCGGTGTCGGTGTTCATCGCCCTTATGATTTTCACCACGTCCTTGCCGATGCGCAGGACGCCGACGGTGTAGTCGCCGCCGAAGCGCGCGCAGTCGAGCCCTATCACGCACAGCGAGTCCATGAAGGACGTGTCCGGAACGGACCGGAGCGAGGCCATGCGCAGGACCTCGTGCGTGAAAAGCGTGTCCTCGAGGTCGGCGTCGAGGAACTCCCCGAGCACCTGTTGCCTGTACAGGTTGGTGCCGAGGCCGTAGCGCCTGATGAGCGACATCTTGTACTTCTTGGACGTGAAGGCGTTGTCCAGAGAAGTAGCCCTGATTACGCAGTAGGCGTTCTCGACGCACAGCTTGCGGAACCATGCCGAGGCAGGCTCGTTGGACGGGGAGCTCGTGAAGCGCATGAGCGGCTCGTCGATGCCTTCGCCACGGAGACGGTCACATACGAAGTGGTAGGCCTCCTCCGGCAAGTATGCCGCCTCGTCGAACACTGCGCACGTGAAGTCCGTGAAGCCGAGGATGCCTTTCGGGTTGTCGCCCGTGGCCCCGTAGATGGCTCCGGAGCCTATCCGGATTGTCTTCGCGCTCTTGTTCTCGTCGAACAGGATGCCGATCTGGGCACAGACAATCTGGATTTCGCGGAAAAGCACCTCCATGAGCGCGCGGTAGTTCTGCGCCACGGCGAGGATGCGCTCGCCCTTCATGGCTCGGTAGATGCACCACCAAGCGAGAGCTCGGCTCTTTCCGGCGCCGACTCCGGTCTGGAGAATCACAAGCGCCTCGTCCTTCCGCCTCATGAACTCGACCTGGAAGGGGGAAAGCTCGAAGCGCCGCGCCATTTACGCCTCGTTTATAGGTTCCGGTTTCTTCTCCACGATTTCGAGAGTGAGTCCGCCTTTTATGTCCACGTCCTGCTGCAGGGGGTTCTCGAAGGCCACCTTGAGGTTCTGTTCCTTGGTGGAGTCGAAGGCGAGTCCGAACAGCTTGTAGATGCGCTCCAGCTTGTCGATGTCGTGTTCCTTGATTGCGTCCGCGTAGATTGGCGTCACCTCGGCCATCATCGGCGTGATTTCCTTCTCGTCCACGCCGTGGGCCTTCCAGAACTCGACAACTCCTTTCGTCCGCAGGTCCGCGGGTGCCGTTGAGTCGATAAGCGCGCGGACGGAGCGCCACTGCGCCGCCTTCTGCTTCCTCGTCTCTCTCGACTTCTGCGCGGCCTTCCGCGCCGTCTCCGGAGTGAAACAGAATTTCTTGATGTCTGGGTTTCCGCCCTTCCTTGCCATCGCTCTATCCTCGTAGGTGAAAAAGTTCGCTCCTTATCCGGCAGGAGCAACGCCGTTGAGGCGTCCGTGGCTACACGAACCCTCGTTCCCGTAGTTCCTTCTCGCGCTTCTTCCTGCGCTTCCGCTCGTCGGCCATCTTGGACCTTGCCGACATGGAGCCGCCCTTGGGCGTACTGCGGTTATTCTTCGGTAAGTTTTCGGTAAGTTTCCTGTTGTTCCGCAGTTGTACTGCGGTATAGCTTTCCTTGGCCTTGGCGGTGCCGCCTTTCGCCCTTATCGGCATCGGCTTCGGAATCCAGCTCGTCGTTCCGTTGTTTTTCATCGTGGGGATCGGAGCCGCTCGCCTCTGCGGCGCCGCCGTCCGGACCGGAATGCGGTTCGCCTTGCGCTCGGCGAGAGTGCGCTGCCTCTTTATCGCGCCTTGGATTCGCTTGGTGAGGTCCTTGGCGGGTCCGAGCTCGCCGCTCTCGACCATCCTGCGCACTTCATCCTTGCGTTCCTCGGAGACCTTGGCGCGGATTCGGCGCATGTTCCTCGTGGAGCCGATGGCGTCCGGCCTTACCCTGTTCTGCCATTCCAGAGTTTTCGTCAGTCGGTTCTTGTCCGTGATTGTCGTCGTCTTGACAGGTACGCCGTAGTTGAAGCCGAAGCGCATGGTGCCGACCGGATTCTGGGCCCATTCCATGAGCTCGGCCGGAGAGAGTCCGGCAGGAGCCTCGATGGTGGCGCACAGGCAGTTCGGATGCGTGATGAACGCCACGTCCGGCGTGTTGAAGAAGTGGGGAGTTTGGCCCAGCAGCTTGCAGCGCTCGCAGCAGTTAGGATGCGCCACGAACAGGAACTTTCCGGAACCGCCCTGCGGAGCGTTCTGGAGCGCGGCCTTTCCGACAGCCTCCATCGCCTTTGCGGTGCGGCGCATGGCCGCCTGCATGCGGACCTGCGTCAGAATCCTTCCTGCCATGCCGACGATAGCCACGGATTACCCCATTTCCTTCCATCTGTCGAGAGCGCTTTTTGCGTCCGGCTTGTTCTGCGCTATTGCGTTCTGAACTTCGGTGATTTTTTGGAGAATGACCGTCTGCGTTTCCACGAGCTCCTTGAGGAGGGTGTAGAACTGCTCGTTGAGTTCGGTCTTCTTGCTGGACGGCTTCGTGGCCGCTTTCTTGGTGTTCTGATTAGGGGAATTAACGTTGCTCATGCCGATAAATTAGCGCGAAAAAGGCGCCGTAACAAGACGTGCGCCGAAGAAACAAAATTTTGTTGAACCTAATTGAAACGGATTGAACCTAATTGAACTAGATTGAACTACATTGAACTTCCGGAGCGTCGCCGTCGTCCGGTTTCTTTCCGGCTATGGCGTCCTCGATTTCCCAGATGTGGACGGCGTTCGCGTTCTCGTCCATGCCGTGCTCGGCCAGCCACTTCTTCTTCTCGGATTCCTTCTCGAATACGATGGTTAGCACGCCCTTCGCCTCGGTGCGCCAGTCTCCTAGCTCCTCGCGCGCTTCCTTCTGGCGTTCGCGCGTCTCCTTCTTCTTCTCCTTCATGACGGCGATGTCGTCGGCGCTCGCCTCGTACACGGGAGGCGGCACGTCGGAGCCTTTCTCCAGTTCCTTCTGGAGGTCGGGGAACTCTATGGAGGCCACCTCCTCGGAGAATCCGAAATCCTCGTCCACGGACAGGCCGAACTCCTCGGAGAGCCGCTGGAGCTGACCGAAGTCGAAATAGCCCTGGTTGTCCGTGTTGTTGAGCACGACGTTCATGCGCACCTCGTCCTTGAGGGGGAGGTTCACCTCGAGCACGTCCAGCTCGTAGTCGTCCTTGCGAGTGAGCGAGTCGATGGCGGCGAGGCGCTGGTGTCCGCCGACGATGTGGCCCGTGTGGCGGTTCCACACCAGATGGCCGACAAGGCCGTTCTTCTTGATGGACTTGCGGAGGCGCTTGGCATTCTCGTCGGAAATGAAACGGGGGTTCAGGTCGTCCTCGACGACCTGCGAGCGCTTGATGCGCACCACCTTACCGACCTGCAAAAAGGCCGCCGTCTTCGCCGAGCTTTCCGTAGAGGAACTCCGGGTCGTTCGCGTACCTGACATAGTCAATCTCCACGTTGGGATCCTGCGCGATTGCGCACTGGTAGTCTTCCTCCGAAATGGAATGGCGGAGGATGTAGGCCTTGGGGCCCCTATGGTTCTGGAAGTCGTGCTTGTAGCCGAGCGAATACTCGATTGATAGCGGCACCTTGTTGGCGGTGCAGTAGCCGCGCACCGTCTTCGAGGTCCACGAGCGGAGCGGGTAGCCGTAATGGCGCACGTAGTCGATGCCGTCGGTGAGCTTCTTGAGCATTCCGCGACGTTGCAGGCTCTCGTCCATGCGGAAGCCTTGGATGCACAGGGAGCACCCGTTTCGCTCCATGAACTCGCGGATTACGTCCTGCTGCTTGGCCTTCTTGCACTCCGGCCAAATCTGTATCTCGGCCTTGAATCCGTACATTTTTTCCAGAAGGTTTAGGTAGCGAGCCTGGTAGGGGAGGAGCCTCGGGTATTTCGTCCAGTGGAAGAATGCGTGGCGCTTCATGTCGGTGAGCTGGCTCATTACGTGAAGCACCACGGCGAAGTCACGGCCGAGAGAAACGCCAAAAGCGAAGCGACCGCCGAAATCGGCGATGCACTTCGCTTCGTGGAACATAGGGGAGTTAAGGTTCATGGAATCGGATTAGGTTTCGGAATTGTCGACGCTGATGCTTCCGGTCTTGGCGTCGCTCGTCTGTCGCGCGGTCTTCATGAGGCTGTCGAAACCTGCGCGCTTGTTGAGGTTCTTCATGACGGAATTGTACTGCTTCTTGTTGAGCGTACCGGAGAAGCCCTGTCTGGTGGCTTCCTTCGCAATCATGTTGTCAATCTTGCGGCGAGCCTCGTTTCTGGTTTCGCGCTTGGCGCGGCGGCCTGCGTTACGGGCGTTGCGTTTTTCCTGTGCGGCGCGTTCGGCCTTGGTCATTCTTGGCATAGTTTTTTCGTCCTTTCGGGGTCAACCCCGCTTGAAGTCGTTTCTCTCTTTTTAGTGCCGATTTGGAAAAACGAGCGAAAAAATGTTCGGTTTAATGCTGTAACGGAAATACCGCGGAACTACCGACGAACGGAAAAAGTTTTACTATGGTTATACTATGGTAATACCGCAGTATTACCACGGAATGCGGAAACGGGGAACGGGGAGGAACGGCGGAAGCCGCTCCGCTCCTATAAAAACCGCTCCTTTTATATAAAAATGTCCGCTCTCTCGACAAGAGTAGAGAGGAGGAATATATACATATTCAGAGAATAGTTAAAAGGAGTATACTCTCTTTTACTATTTCATTTCATTTCATTTCATTGTATTACATCGGTAATACCGCGGTATAAACGGCAAAAAAAAGACGGTCTACGTTCCGTGAGTCTTCGTGTCCTTCGGAACATCCGGCGACTTGACCCCCTCGTGAATCTCGTTCACGTGGTCCAGAAGCAGCTGGAGAACGTCCTTCGCAATCATGGCCGCCTGCGTCGGCTTTTCCGTGGCCTTGTGCTCGGTGTACGAAGTCACGAGCATGTGAGCGCGGACTTCTCCGAAAATCTCGTCAAGGCGCATCCCCTCGTGCATGAGACGGACCAACACGCGGAAAGACGGCAGGCTCTGTCCGGCGAGCATCTTGTAGATGTTCTGGTCAGTGCATTCGACCTGTTTTGCCAGAAATTGCACCGTGACGCATTTTCTTTCGAGGAACCTTGAGAGCCCCGCCGAAAATATTTCCATCAGGTGTTCTCTTGTCATGGTTTCAAACCTCCGGACCTAGTCCGAGAAAAAAACGGCGGCGGACCTAGTTAGGAGGTCCGGCGGCCTAGTCCGGACCACTTACGGCGGTCCGGCGGCCTAGTCCGGACCTCTTGCGGCGGTCCGGCTCGTTATCCTGCATCCATTACAGGCGGTCCGGCCTGCGCGGTCCGGCCTAAAACAGGCCGACAACGCCAAATTTAAACTCTAATTCTAAAAAAAGC